CGCATTTTTGCGCTGATGTTTTTAGTATCGTCAAAACCACGGGTTTCAGCCCTGATCCAACGATGCTTATAACCATCCGGTGCAGGCGGTGCGTCCAACATAGACGGGGGAGCCCACGGCTTACGCTGCGCCGTCTTCTCCCTAGTTTGGTTTGCGCGAGAAGTACGTTTAATTCCGCCTTCAAACATTTCTTTTTGTTCTTCTGACATCAACTTACTCCTTCACGTATTTCGCGTATTCTTCAAGCGGCACACCCAATTTTTTCGCTATCGCGACTTGGCTAGGGGTGAGTCTAACCTTTTTCCCACTACTGCGCCCAGAAGATGATCGGGATACGGAAGCAACGGTCTGAGCGGGCCGTCTGCTTTCCCCGTTTTTAAGCTTATGCGGAAACTCGCTCTGCATACGCTTGTCTAACTCACTATAGTACTCATCGCTCTGCGGGTCAAACCCTTCATTTTCGACAAGTTTTTTGTGAACACCAAAAGCGGCATATGTCATGGCCTCATCCGTGCCAAACCACTCATTCCGTTGTGCCCAACTTTCTGCTTTTGGATCAGGACGACGTGGTTGTTGCTGCGGCATGGGCTGCTGAACTTGAGTCTGTGCTTGAGCCTGCGCCTGCTGTGCATAACGCTGCTGTTGAGCCTTTGCCTGCTCGGCTCTGTCGTTCTCTATTGCAAGCCTAGTAATTTTACGCTGCGCTTCCACAACACCGTTTGTGTCGCCTATTTCAATAGCACGAGCCAATTCACCTTCAGCAGTGCTCATCTCACTGGTAACACGATTGCTGTATTCGTTAACATAATTCGTATCCATCGCGTTCATGCGATCTTTAAGCTGTGCGGCCTCCGCCTGAACACCTTGTGCATACCGAAGCGCCTCATCTTTCTGGCGCTCTGCTTCACGCATTTTCTTAGTCAAACGATCAATACGTTTTTGAGTGTTACTCTCAGCTTTTTCAAACTGATCCTCTGTTGCAGCCTCTACTTGCGGCTCTTCTTCTTTGGCTGCCTCAACCTCAACTTCTGTATCTTGCTCATCTTCCAGATCTAATTCAATCTGTTGTTTTTCTTCTGCCATTTATCTCTCCTAGAAATGAAGAATATCTTCCGGTTCTTTAATTTTCGCCAATATTTCATCGTCATTTAAAATACGAACTTCCCCACCGTCTATTTTGAAGCGTGAGCCTGAGTAACGCGCAAACATCACCCAGTCCCCCTGCTCACACCAACTTCCCGTAGGAAACTTTTCTGTATCTTTATAGGCCAACGAACCTACCTTCAGGACGTAACCTACCTGTGTAGATACCGTTTGCTCTTGAACAACCGTGTCAGGAAGATAAATGCCACCATCCGTTTTGCCCTTACCCCTGTAAGGTAAGACCAAAATACGCCATCCTGTTGGATCTGGCATTCTTTCTAAGAGAGAACCCCCTATGGCTTCGGGGTCTAGGACTCTATCGCTTGGCTCTTTGTAAGCCTCTGATAGATTTGCCACACCTTCAGATGCAGCTTCTAAGTCAATCATCACTTCGCTCCTGTTTATCTAGCAGGCTCTTGAGTTCCTGTTCCACATGATCTAGGGCTTTTAAATTACCCATGAGCTCACGATATTGCTCCATGCTACTTACGTTGTCATAAATTAACAAATCATAAATAGCTTGCCGTCTTTCTTTAACTATGCGGAAGACAGCCTCCGCAAAATAAACCTCATCCACTCTGATAACTCCGCATTAACTCTCAGGTGTTCTTATAACACACTAATCCGTTTCTGCAAGAGCTCTCATCCGGTCTACCAAACGCCGTGCGCGATTAGGAACCTGTGTGTACCACCGGGAGTCAACCATCTCATCTGCTGCGGTATTCCAGTCTCTAGCGTCCACACCAGCTTTCATGCCTTTGAACTTGCTAAGTCTGGGTCTGCCCATATTNAACATCATGTTGCAGATAATATGTTGTGCCTCTTCTGGCAAGTCATCAAAGTCTGAATACAGTACTTTGCACTCATCAATCGTCACGGCCATATCCAAAGCAAAAAGGTTTTGTACCCGATCCTGTTCAACAACTGTGCCTACAGGTTTACCGTGTTCTTCATCATTTTCAGTAATTAGGTGGCCTATGCCACAGGTTGGCAAACCAAGGTGATCCAAATAGATCTCGTATTTGCACCCCTCATCTTCAGCGATTTCTTCGCGTAATTTATCCTTATTCATTTCTTAAACCCTTTTATCCCGCGTATTCCGAAGCTCGCGCCGATTGAGGCGTACATCGCCCACTGGAACCACTCTGGTGTACGAGAAAGAGCCGCAAACCCNTCCTCGACATACGGTTGTGTAAACGGAATGAAGCACATGGCGATTATGACAATAAACAAAATTGTCCACGCCTCGTCCTTCCAACTGTTATCAGAGGACTGTGCCATTATCTTTTCCCAGCCAGCTTCGTGAGTGGCTGCGACTTTCATAACTTCGGCTTCGGCTTCAGCCTTTGCTTGTGCGACTCTGCCTTTAGCTTTCGTCTGCTCTATCTTCGACTCCATGAAGGAACCGGCTAGATTAGCTATAGGTCCGATAAGTGCCTGTATCATTCGTCCTCCAAGATTTCCATAATCTCGCCAGCTTCTAATCTGACCTTTAATTGTTTACAAGACCACTTTTTGTCAAAGTCAGTCGTATGTCCAACATTTCGTTTAATCTTACGACGTATGTTTAAGCATTCAGACAGGTTTTTATAAGGCGTATATTCAACTCGCTCTTCACCTATCATCAACAGCAATACAAAAGTCATCTCAATCATTTGTTAGTCAACTTCTCAATGTTGTCTTCAATCTTTGTGAGTCGCCTGTCGTAAAACTCCAAGACCAGTTTCTGTTGCTGATCATGTGGTGCATTACCACTTTCAATGTTTTCTGCCAGCTTTTCCAACTCTCCAGCTAAATGTTCGATCATCATAAACTGCTCTGAGTCGGCTGGCAAACTACCCATTTCACCACGCGGCCATTTGATACGAAACTCCGTATTCATTCCTAAATCTGTTTCCATCAATATTAATTTATTCTCTATCGTATTTAATCTTTCAATAACACCAAAATAAGCCCATGTGCCAACTGTTGCGGCTATAAGCAACGCAATCAGATTGCGTATGGGCATTGCCAGTTCAGTGTTTTCACTTAGTTTTGGCATTACTCACACGTATCCTTTCCTGCACATTCTGTAGGAAAACAATGTGCCATCATGCGATAATATTGATTATGGTATGTAGCTTTCCACATGTCTTCAGCTATCAGATACTCACATTGAGCCTCTGTCATAGGTTGTTGCAAAGCAACTTGATTACCAATGTATTGCCACTCATATCCGTCAAAACCCCACATACTGATAACCATGATAAATAAGGTTTCAACGGTATGATGCACTTCATTCATCCGTGATGATTACCCACTGAACATTGTTAGGAGTGCTTTCTGTCCTAAAATTACCAGCAAGCTCCCAGTTTATATCATCTTTTACAACTTCTTGTTTTTCACCGCCTGTGACATGACCGTGTATCATTGCTGCCAACATGGCCGCTATTATAAGGTTTTCCATAATCTCACTCTGTTATTTCTTCGACATCCACGCCGTCGTGCCCATGTATGCGCCGACAATGCCCGCTCCACTAAGGAATATGAGGTCGGTGACTGCACCTAGACCCTCAAGTTTTTCCGCAGAGCACCACGGTGATGCTAGAAACACAGCATAACATCCCATAAATATCAAGGTATATCTGGCCATGCGTAACTGAGCCACGTTCTTACGAAGCTCCGTTTCCGTCTTTTTTATCTCTTTTATGTGACTAAGCTCTTCATCACTGACGATGCCGTCGCCATCCTCGTCATATTCAGCGTAAACAGACTTTTCCTGTAACTTTTTCTGACTCATAACATCACCTTAAACATCATCACAAAAAACAGAAGAGACATGAGTATAACCGCCCCGGCCATGACGATCTGCTGCATTGTATTCTCAAAATCCTTTTGTTTCTGTATCTTTGCTTTTCTAGCAGCAGCTTCAGCCTCTTTAGCAGCTTGAATACGTCTAGCCCGCTCGTCAACTATGCTCTTCCACGTCCCGTGACCAAAACGAAGATCCACCATAGTAGCTATTTCTCTCATCTGTTCTTGAGCTAGTTTGGCGTTTATGATTTCTTGCGCTACAGATTTGATACCAAACTGATCTCCTACGCCCATGCCCGACTTTTTGTTGCGTTCCTGCTGTACCTGCTTTTCACCCTCAAACAGATTATCCAGATATCCCGCTATATCGGACACGTCATTAGCGGTTCCGATAGCACTCTTAATGCCATCGACCGCACTTTTAAATAAGGCAAATCCTGCTAACGCCGCACTAATTGGTTCCATTTAGCCCCCAAGCTATTGTTTCTTTAGTAGTTCTCTCTCCATTGCAGACTGAATACGTGCTTGGGTCTGTTTCTCCTGACTGGCCAGTTTCTGCTGGAACTGTGTTGCCCGCATCTGCTGGTTCTGTGCGTCAAGGTTTAGCTTGGCAGCCTCATTCTGAGCATCCGCCTGCTCCGACTGCGCTCTAATCTGTAGCTCCTGCTCTTTCAGTTTAACCAGTGGGTCTGGACCCTGATTAGATACCTGCTGAGACATCTGCTTGACCATCTGCATACCCTCGGCAACAAACTGCGCCGTCAGGCCCTCTAAGGCCAGCATCTCTTCTTCGGTGGCAGCCGCACCGCCCGTAGCTTGTCTTTGTTGTATAAACTGCACCGCCGCACGTTCTCGCGCTGCAATCTTTACATGCTCCATGACGTGTTTCTGCAAAGCCATCGCAATGGCAGGCATCCCGCCTACCATAGGTGTAGACCCAAACACCAAGTGCGCCATGATATGCGCCTCATGCTCCTGACCTTCAAACGCCTGCAAAGGCACCATGTCCAAAGCGTCTATGTTTTCCTGCGCCGGGTCCTTCGGTTCCGGTTCCTCATCAGGGATACGCTTCATTATCCTGTCTGTGTCTTTTACACCCAGAGCCTCATACATGTCCTTGTAGACCTCGTACATGTTATGAAGCTCTGGGGCCGCCCCCGCCAGTTGCAGCTTAGTTTGCGCTAACGCAATCCGCTGCGCCTGACTAAACATATTGGGATCAGATACCGGAATTACATCAATACGGTCATCAAAATCACTTGCCATCACCGCAGACTCTGCGCCCTCTACGGTGTACGGATACTCCTGCGGTAGGCTCTCAGACATAACTCGCGCCAGCATCTTGAACTCAATACGCATGGCGTAGTGCAGGCGTTTGTGAACCGCACTCATCACACGAGATCCCTGCTCCAACATCGCGATAGTCGTACCCACCGCAGCCTGCTGGTTTCCGTCTCCAACCTTCAAATCAGTAATCGTCGCAAAGCGCTGACCAGCCTGAACCACAAACCCAAGCAGGTTAAACAGCGTTGCATCGGGCCCCTTGAATGGCAGCGGCATCAGGCTGTCACGAATAGCCCCTCCGGGAGCATCCACATCGCGAAACTCACCGGGCTGCAACGGGTCATCGTCGTCTCTGATCCGCAGTCCGCGGGCTTTGAAGCCCGCTGGGAGGTTGGACAACGTACCAGCGTCGATTAACTGTCGCAGTGCCGCTGTGGCGGTCCGTGACAGCCCGCCAATCGTGTGAATTAGCCCTAATCCGTAAAAACCAAAGCCCGG